GACCGATCACGACACGGACTCCGTTGCCGAGCATCATGCACGCGAGGCCCAGGTAGACCGACTGCGGTCCTTACTGGACCGGATACCGGCACGCGACGCGTACATATTCTCGCTCGCGTACGAGCGGGGCATGACGCAGACGCAGATCGCGGAGCTGCTCGGCGTATCGCAGCCAGCCGTGCACTACCGCCTTCAGTACGCCCGCTGGCGGCTTGCGTTCCTAGTCCATTGGCCTGGTGCAGAGCTAACCGCTGCCGACATTCAGCGGGCGTTGGAATCGTACTTCGACGGCCGCACGATACGCATGCTGTGCAGCTTCTTTAGGTCGAGCTGCCACAGCGTGACCGCGGCCGAGTTCGACCTGAGCCCAGGATGCGCCGAGACGCGGATAGCGACCGCGCTCGAGATCATGGCGGACCTGGTGCCGAAGCACCCAGAGCTCGAGCCGTACCTGCGTGCGTTCCGCGAGCTGATCGCCAACCGCGGCGTGCTGCACGAGGCCGCGAACGCCCGCCCGTGGCCTGCCGGTACCGAAGCCCTTATGCAGGATCACTCGTGTCGTTTGTGATGATGATGCGGGCGCCGCATCGAAGCCCAACATGGTCGCCATGAGCACACGCAGCCCCCTCAGCCCCTCAGCAGATCGAGTTGTCGCCCGAGAGATCGAGCAGCGCGAGACAAGGGGCGGGATCGTTCTTCCCGCGACCGCCAAGGACGCCACGAGCAAGAACACGCTGCGTCGCCTGGAGATCCTCGCTGTAGGCCCCGGCGCCATCCACGCCCAAGATGGCCACGAACCACGACGCCTCACGTGCCAGGAGATCGCAGGCGTACCGCTCGAAGTCGGCAGCGTGGTGTTGGCCGCCCGGTATCTCGGCACGTTCCGATGGCAAGACGCCACGGGCCAGTGGCTCGAATACGTGGTGATCGGGGCGTCGGAAATCCTCGGGGCCGAAGCTTGATCACGATTCGCCCGATGACTCGGATCGCCGATCCGGCCGAGCCGTTCGTGTACGACTCCTGGTGCAGAAGTCTGATCGACGCCCTGACGGATGACGAGCAGCGCACGTTCGAGCTGGCCAACGTTCTGGCCGCGTCGTTGAACGGTACCCTTCACGCCGCGACCAGGAAGTACGTCCAGCAGGTGGTGCAGAGGCAGAGCACCCGAGTGTGGATCGCCGGCGCCGCAGACGACCCGCAAACGCTGATCGGCTGGGTCGCGGCCGAACCAGCACGGGTCCACTACACGTACGTCAAGAAGCGCCTTCGCGGCCACGGGATAGCCCGGGACCTCTTGGAGCACGCAGCATGCGACCTCGGGCAGTTCACCAGCACCTCGACCCTGACCCGGGATTGGATTCGAGAAAAAGCATCAGCCAACGGCATCAGCTACTCGCCGTCATTCCGAGGCGAGCATGCCGAAAAAGCGGCAGACCGAATTGTGGCCTGAAGCCGGTGGCCCGACCGAGACGCAGACACCTGAGGAAGCGCCGCCGATTCCGCCAGACCCTGAAGCGGCAGAGCCCAAGCGGATCGAACGCGGGCTAGGGCAATGGCACCTCGACTTCGGTGCGCCGATTCATCTGCTGAACCCTCGCGGTGGATCACGTGAGCCCAAGACATCGCTGGACGTAGCCTCCGCAGATCTTCTGTGGTCGCAGGCTTGGATCGAGTTCCCCTATCTGGGTGAGACGGTCCGCGTGCCGTTCCCGAATCTGAAGGCCGCCCTCTACTCGGGGATGTGATCGTGGCCGACGACACCGAGCACACAGATCACCCCGCGCACCTCAAGATTGTGCGGCAGGCGAAGGCCGGCCAGTTCGGCTTGGGGCCGTCCAACCCTTCGCCTAGAAGTCCGAGAGGGAAGAGGTCCAAGAAGTCACCCGCGCGCGCGTCCGCTGAAGCCATACCGGCGAAGGACCGGCCGAAGGCGTTGGCCGTGGAGCCCTTACCGCGCATCACGGACGCGTTCCTACGCCTCCAGACAATGCTCGGTTGGCTTGGTGAAGGGCTGACACCGAGGCAAGTCGCCGACAGAGCCGCGAAGACGTTCGGGATCGGCCGCCACACGGCGAGTCAGTACGCAGCGACCGCGGTAGCGATCCTTCAACGCGACAACAAGCAGGAGCCGTTGGAGTCGAAGAAGGCGCGGGTCGTTGCCACGACCACGAACGTGCTTCAGATGGCGATGGGTCAGGCGCATTCGTACGTCACGAAGGATGGCGTGCGCCACATCGCTGCCAAGCCGGACCTAAAGGCCGCAACGGCAGCGCTTCAGTTCTTGGCGGAGCTCGAAGGCGTGAGGCCGAAGTGAGCCAGCTCTTCGGCAAGGTCGCGCGCCAGATCGAAGCCCAACGCAAGGCGGTAGCCCTGCGGCTTGCGGCCATCTACGCGCTGGCGTTCGCGGAGCAGCTAGCTGCCATCCAGTGCCACGCGCGCTTCGTCTGCCTGATTTGCAGCGGTCGAGCCGGAAAGACCCGCGCGTTTCTTCTGAAGTGGCTGGAGGTCAAGGAGCGCAAGCCGGGCCAGATCAGCGTGTACATCGCGCTATCCCGCCAGAGCGCGAAGCGCATGGCCTGGGTGCAGCTCCAGCAGCTCAACAAGGAGCTGAACCTTGGGCTGACGTTCAACATCGCCGAACTCACGATCAAGGATGACCGCGGCAGTCAGTTGGTCATTCTCGGCGCGAACCGGGACGATCTCGTTGACGTACTGCGCGGCTTTCCGTTCGTCCTGCTCGGTTGCGACGAGGCCGCGTTCTTCAGGACCGGGCTTCTAGAGCGCGTCCTTGATGACGCGATGCTGATTCGCATGATGGACCTGGACGCAGAGGCGTGGCTCATGTCCACGCCAGGCTACGTCCTGTCCGGCTATCACTACCGGGTAGTAAGCGGTCAGATTCCGAGCTGGCGTCAGTTTGCGTGGACCTTCTTCGCCAACCCCTTCCTGCCGATTGGGCGCACGGACCTAACGCTCGAAGAGAAGCGAGCATGGCGCGAGAACTACGCGGCCGAGATCCGCGAGACGAAGGGCTGGACCGACAAGAGCCCGAGCTACATGCGGGAGTTCTTGGGTCTGTATGCGGATGACCCGGATCGCCGCGTCTACAAGTTCGAGCGCCAGGTCCACTGCATCCCGCGCATGCCGGACTCCTGGCTCACGCATCGCCACGAGTGGACCACGGTCCTGGGAATCGACTTCGGCTCCACGAACGCAACGGCTTGGGTGCTGTGGGCGTTCCGCCATGGGTCGCCAGACGTGTACGCGGTCAAGGCATACAAAGTCTACGGTATGGCGCCGTCACAGACGGCCGACATCAGTAAGGACTGGATCGACACGTACGGCCCGTCAGCGGTGGTCGGCGACTCGGCCGCGAAGGGCTACATCGACGAGCACGCGGTTCGCTACCAGATCGGCATCCTGCCCGCGAACAAGCTGGGCAAGCAGGCGCACGTCCTGACGATGAACGACGACTTCCTGGGTGAACGGATCCACATCGTTGAAGCCGACTGCGAGGCGTACTGCGACGAGCTCGAGAAGCTGGGCAAGGATCCACGATACGAGCGCGGACATCCGAAGTACGGCGAGGAAGACCCGTACGCCGAGAACGATGCCTGCGACGCGGGCCTCTACGGATACACGCACGTCTACGCATGGGTAGAGGGGATACGAGCGAAGCGCCTGGCAATCGACGATGCGGCGCGCAGGATGCAGCTGGGTGACCCGGACCCGTTCGACATGCACGACTACAAAGACCGCGGCGAAGACCAATCGAGGTACATGCTGTGACCGACTACGGCAGCCAGCTAGCGGCGATCGAACGGCTTCGACAGCTCGGAGCTGTGCGGATACTGATCGACGATTCAAGGATCGAAGTCATGTTTGACGCGCTGGCCCAGCCGCAGCAAGCGGCCGAAATGTCCACGGAGGAGCGCGAGCAGCGTTGGCAACAGCAGTACGTCACGGATGCATTGAAGAGCAGCGAGCCATGACGAAGAAGCGACGACCAGAGTTCAAGGGCATGCCCATTCGGGCCACGCGGGAACAAGCGGAGCTTGATGCGCTCATCACGGGCACAGGCGTCTATAGAGTCGAGAGCTTGAGCAGCACACAGCGAAACCCAAGGGGCACCAGCATCGCTCCGCAGCCGAAAGAGCTGCCGCGATGCCACCCGTCAAGACAGTAGACCGGGACAACGAGCCCGAGATCGTACTCAACCGCCGCACGGCTCCACATGACCGGCTGTGGTGGCACTGCGAACCGGGCAAGGACCGCGCTTCCGCCATCCGTTCCGCGGTCGAACAGATCGAAGGCCAGATCAGCGGGTACCGCTCTGACCTAGAGCTATACATGCGGGCCTACGGCGCGGGGAACGTCGCTGGCGAAGGTTTGGGCGTAGCCACGCGTTGGCAATCGCGTCAGCCGCTGCGCCTGCGTCTGAATCTGATCGAACAAGTCTGCGACGCGATGCAGGCGAAGGTCGCGAAGCTCAGACCCAGACCCGCGTTCTTGGTGAACCAGGGCGACTGGGGGCTGCGTAAGCGTGCCGCTGCGATGGAGCAGGCCGTAGACGGCGAGTTCTACCGGAACGCCGTGGACGAGCTGAGCCCACAGGTCGCGCTCGATGCGTTCATTTGCGGAACAGGCTTCTGGCGCGTCGGCCGCAGGGGCGTTGGCCATCCCGTGATTGACCGCGTGTTCCCCGGCGAGATCGTAGTGGACCCGCTCGAGGGCATGTACCAGAAGCCGCGGACGCTCTACCAATGTCGGCTGGTTGACCGCGAGTACCTGATCGAGACGTTTGCGTTCGATGATAAGACGCTAGCGGATCAAATCCGAAGGGCTCCAGCGAGCAGTGCGCGGGCGTTCCCTTGGCTACGTGCACGGCCAGGGCACACGGACACAGTCCTGGTGATCGAGGCATGGCACCTGCCGAGCGGTACGAGCCTCGAGACCGGTGGACGCGATGGCGTGCACACCATCGTAGTCGGTGACGTGGAGCTGCTTCAGCCCCCGGCTACCAAGTTCACGGACCTAGCCTTTCCGATCGTCCCGCTGCGCTGGCAGACGCGCCAGTTTGGTTTCTTCGGCCGCGGCATCGCCGAGGAGATCATGCCGCAGCAAATCGAAATCAACTACACGTTGGAGAAGATCCAACACATCCTGCACCGCGTCTCGTCGGTCAGGACTTGGATCAACGGTGGCGGTTCGATCGCGGTCGATGCTTCCAAGAAGTTGACCAACATGCCGGGAGAGATCCTGACGTACACGGGTCCGAACCCACCGGTTACCGAAGTCGTGAACGCCGTTCCGGCCGAGATGTTCGCGCACGTGAAGACGCTGAAGGCGGACGCCTTCGAAGCGGTCGGCTTGAGCCAGTTCTTCGCGACCAGCGACAAGCCCGCGGGACTGAACTCCGGCGAGGCCCAGCGCGTGTACGAAGACGTCGGGACCGAGCGTCTGATCATCAAGGGTCGGGCGTACGAGTGGGCGCACGTCGAGCTGGCGAAGCGCGTGATCGACGTGAAGCGGGCGATCGCCAACGACAACAACGAGAAGGAGTCCCCGGTTGTCGTCCAGCGCAAGCGTGCGCGTGGGGTGACGATTCAGAGCCTCAAGTTCAAGGACGTAGACCTCGATCGCGATCTCTACATGTTGGAAGTCGCGCCGCAGTCCGGGCTTCCGGGTACGCCGAGCGGTCGCAAGGCAGCGGTTAGTGAATGGATCCAGATCGGCCTGTGCTCACCTGACGAAGGCCGGGAGCTGCTGGGCATGCCCGACCTGAAGTCAGCGGACGATGAAAAGTTCGCCACTCGAGACAGCGTGCTCTCGGCCGTTGAGCAGATGGCCGACGACGGCATTTACACCCCGCCGCATCCCCTGCTGGACATCCAGCAAGCCAAGAAGCTCATCGCCAGCGCCTTCTCCCGCCTTGAGTGGGAGGGATGCCCCGAGACCAACCTAGAACTGATCGCGCGGTACGCGTCGCAGTTGCTGGCGCTCGAAGCCGCAACGATGCCTCCGCCCGAAATGCAGCAAGCAGTACCGCAGCAGCCACTCCCGCAGCAGCTAACCGCGGCATAGCCACAGGACTGCGCCAATGCCCGTTACTACAGTGAACACGACCGAGGGCGGTAGCCCGGCGCTTTCGCCGCGCGAAGCGGCCGCCAAGGCCGCAACAGAGAAGTTCGCGGCGACCAAGCCGACCGACGCCAATGCAGCCGTAGAGACCAAGCCGACCGTAGAGACGAAGCCGGACGCGTCGCAGGCAACGAAGCCCGACCGTGAGACGGATATCAAAGCCGCGATCGAGCTAGAGCGGGCCCACAGGGAACGCGAGCGCATCAAGGGCGAAGCGGAGCTGGCCAAACAACGGCTGGAGCACTACCAGGCGGCCGAGGAAGCAAGGAAGGCCGATTGGCGCAGGGCCTTGTCCGACGCGGGTCACAACGTCGAAGACGTAGTGATGCAATGGGTCGGCAGCGACTCGCCCAAGCCCAAAGGCACTGAGCCTACGGCTCCCAGTGGTGACCGTCGCTACGACCAGCTCATGCAGGAGCACGAGACCCTCAAGAACGAGTTCAACTCGCTGCGGGACAATCTGCGGCAGGGCGCCTCGCAGTACACGCGGGGGCAACGTCTGGAATCCCTGCGCGGCATGCTGCGCGGTGCCGATGATTACGAAGTCGTGTCATCTCTTGAGGCCGAAGACGCGCTGCTCAGTTGGATCGAAGGCCAGGAGCAGCAGCGGGGCGGGGATCGGTACAGTGACCTGGAGCTTCGTGACGCGATCGGCGGCTACGAATCCAAGTCCCGCGAGCAGATCGAGAAGCAGTTCAGGCAGCTAGCGAAGACCAAGTGGGGCAAGACGATCATGCACGCCCTTCTGAATGCCGATGCGCCTGCGGTGGAGCCGTCTACAACGTCGCCGACCCGGGACCTGATGAACGGCGATGCTTCGGGCGTCACTCGAACGCGGTTGCTGAGCCGCGAGGAGATGCGCGAAGCGGCCAGGCTCAAGGCCGAGGAGCGAATCGCGCGACGGCGCCAAGGGCTCGGCGCCTGACCTTATATACGCGCTAGGTAAGAGAGCCGTTCGCAAGGCCATCAGCAGCTAGGCCGCCAGAGCAACACACCGCCCTTCAGACAGCGGGCATCAACACCCCTGTCTGATTTTGGTGAGTTCGCTATGGCCAATATGTCCCGTACGGACGCTCTTCCGTTTCTGGAAGAGATGTACGTCAACAGCGGGCTGCTGAAAGACCTCGTCTTCCGCAACCGCCCGCTGCTCTCGATCCTTCAGAAGTCCCACATGCTGCCCGCGGGCGGCAAGTACGTCCACGTCCCGATCACCTACGCGATCGCCCAAGGTCGTTCGGCTGGCTTCACGAATGCCCAGACGAACTACAAGGCGTCGCAGGGCAAGTCGTTCGACGTCACCTACCGCAACAACTACCAGATTGGTGCGATCGACGGCGACGTAATCACCGACGCCCAAGGCAACACGACCCTGTTCACCGACGCGCTCAGCCGCGAGATGGACATGGTCACCGAGAACCTTACGAACGACGTTTCGTATGAGCTCTTCGGGAACAACGGTGGTGCACGCGGAAAAATGACCGCGGGTTCTAACCCCGGCACGCCGACGATCACGCTGACCAACCCTGAAGACACGATCAACTTCGAAGTTGGTCAGGTTCTACAGACCAGCACGACTGACGGCACGACCGGCGTTGTTAAGACCGGCACGGTCACGCTGTCCGCGATCGATCGTGTGGGTGGCACGCTGACTGCGACAGGCAACTGGACCGCAGGAATCGCGACCGCAGCCGCATCGGACTTCATCTTCGCGGACGGCGACTTCGGCAACAAGATGGCCGGACTCGGAGCGTGGGACCCGGCTACTGCGCCTGGTGCCACCACGTTCTTCGGCGTGGACCGCACCGCAGATACCCGCCTGGGTGGTCTTCGGTACACGACAGGAACCGGATCGATCGACCAGATCCTGATTCAGGCTGCTGCGTTCGGCGCGCGCTTCGGTGCGAAGTTCGATCTCGGCGTTCTGAATCCGGTGAAGTTCGGCGACCTGACCACGGCGCTGGAAACCCAGAGCCGGCGCATTCGTCGCACGACCGTGATGGGTTCGGGAGACGCTGCGAACTTCGGCTTCGAAGCGCTGGTTCTCGATACCGATCGCGGATCGGTTCCGATCATCAGCGACCCGTCTTGCCCGGTCGCGGATTGCCGTCTGTTGAACACAGACGGAATCAAGCTGGGCTACAGCGGCTCGAGCCTGATCCACATCATCACGGACGACGGCAACGAGACGTTGCGCCAGACGTCGCAGGACGGTGTGGAGTTCCGCGTCAAGTCGCGCGGCAACATGCTGGTCTATAACCCGGGCCACCAGCTCTACGTGGGAGTGTAGTAATGCCCTCGCTACCTCGTAGAGCAGAACCGATCCAGTCGGTCGGTGTTGGACAAGTCGAAGTCTTCTGCGGGTTCTCGCCCGCAGGAGCCGGCGCTCCAACGTCGGTGCTTGGCGTCGGGGCTGGCCTGCACATCGCGTCCCTTGCGCGTACCGGTGTCGGAACCTTCTTGCTGACCTTCGACGCGGGTTTCCGCCCGAAGGACTTGATGGGCTTCGGCGTTGAGTACATTCACAACAACGCGGCCCCGGGCCTCTCGGCCATTGCGCTCGGCGCATACACGCTCACGCCCGGCACGGCCGGCACGGTGACGTTGTACACGCTGACCAGCGGTGCGCTGGCGGACCTGGCCGCGAACGCAGCGACGAAGGTGCGCTTCACGCTGCGCTTCAAGGACACCGCCGCGAAGGATGCGACCGGTCTCTGATTCGCGTTCGCGATCAAGGCTCGGGCCGCAGGCACGCCAATAAGCCCTGTGGTCCGAGCCGTTCCCCTAGTCGGTGACTCGTGGCGAAGCGGCAACGCACAGTCCAGCAGCTACTAGATCGATTGGCTGAAGCCGTCGATCTGCCTGCATTCACTGCGAGCACATACGTCACGCAGACGCGGGCGATTGAGTACCTCTCGGACTCTGTTCACGCCTTCGCCCAGAAGCACCGAGGCTTCGGCCTCTTGGCCACGACCGGAACAATCAACGCGGTAAGCGGGACCAAGTCGTACAACCTGCCCGACGACTTCGCGGCGCTCATCAACGTCACCACGACCGTCAACTCAGCGCCGGCCAAGCTGGTGCGGGTCGATATCGACGAGATCGATCTACAGCCGACCAACAACACCGGCTGGGCATTCGGCGCTCGACCGGCGTACACGATTCTCGCTGACCAACTCGTAATCACGGACCCGAAGGCCAGCTACACGCTGACGCTGCGCTACGTGCCCGAGTTGCCCATGTACAACTCGGGCAACACGGCTATCGCGGACTTCAGCGCGACTACAGATTACATCCTTACCAAAGGCTCCATTGATCAGTGGGTCGTACTCGACTCCGCGGTCAAGATTCAGCGTAAGCAGCAAATCGACCCAGGCCCGTTCATTGCGTCCAAGGCCGAGATAGAGGGCCAGCTTGTCGAGAACCTGAAGGACCGCAACGAACACGACGCGGGCCAGGTTCGCGATGCATGGAGCATCAACCGCGGCTACTCGGGCAATGGGGAGGGCTGGTAATGGCTGAGAAGCCTCGCCCACCACTGCCGCGGCTGATCCGCGCTCAAGAGCTTGCAGGCTCCGAGTTGGCCCGGCGCCTTGTACAGTTCAGCTCTGACGTATGGACGTACCTAGCTGGCTTCGCCGCTGAGTACGACACGGCGCAAAGCACCCTCGACACGTGGCAGGACCGCGAACAGGCGCGGACCCTGATCCGCGTGAGCCTGCGGGGGTAGTCGTGATTATCCTCGACAGCCCCGCGCGAAAGCTGGAAGTGGTCCTAGCTGCGGCGATCACCACGACTCAGCCCGCTTTCTATTGTTCGTATGTTGAAGTCTCAGACCCGGCTACGTACATCCCGGGACAGACCTTCGGAAGTACGAACAGCACCACGGCCGTTACCTTGGCGGCTGCGCCGTCTGCTGCTGTTTCTCCCGCTACGTCTAGAGCGCGTCAGGTAAAGCTGATCACGCTGTGGAACGCCGATACCGCGGCAGTCACAGCAACGATCAGAATCAGCGACACGCTAGCCGGGACAACCGGGACGCTTGCCAAGGTCACGTTGCAGCCCGGCGAAGAGCTTCAATACGCAGACGGCGAAGGGTTCGCAGTCTTTGACGCTGGCGGGGCTGCGAAAGCCGCAAGTGGTGGTTCGGCACTGGCCATCGAAGATGGAGGCCGGATTATCTCCTCAGCACTACCGACCATCGCGGCAGCGGCCACGACTTCAGGCACGGCCTATTTCGTCTACATGGGCCGCCTGACTCGGAACGTAGTGCTGAACTACGTTGAGTTGTACATCCCAAGCACGGCTGGTAGCGGCGCGCAGACAGCGGAGATCGGCGTATTCAGCACGCCGTTAGCGCAGTCGGGCGTTGCACAGTCAATGAGCAAGATCGTGTCTACAGGCACGGTCGACTCATTGACCACAACCGGGGTCAAGCGCAACACAGCCGACTTCAACACGGCCGCGCTCGCAGGCACGCAAGTATGGTGCGGGTTCCGTGAGGCCATGGCGACGACACGGCCTCAGCCGTTTGGCTTGGCCTTCGACTACGCCCAAGGCCGCGTTCAGACGTTGGCCGCATCCGGTGTGCTTACTGGAGCTGGCCCGTTCGCTCCGAGCATCCCCGCCGCTTCAACCGCATGGCTAGCGCCTGACCTGCGCTTGAAGGTGACGTGATGGCGACGCCCGGCTACCTAACGCCGCAGACAGTGACCATCCCGCTCAGGGCGGGCTTGGATAAGAAGACTTCGGAAAAGTCGGTTGACCCGCCGTCACTGTTGGCGGTTGAGAACGCTAGCTTTGATAGCCCCGGCGAGATTCGGAAGGATCGGCCGTACCAGATCACCCAGGCAATGACGACGATCCTGGGTCAAACACCTGTAACCCCGATCGATAGAGCAATCGCGGTAAACGACCTTCGGGACTTCTACGCCGATTCGGAGCTTTACTCGGTACTCGATCAAGGCAAGTCCGCGCTGCTAACGGCGAATAGCGTCAGCCCCGGCCAGGGTGTGTTTGCCTCAACTTCGGCCCGTTCTGTTGCGGCATTCACGCCACGCCGTGACACGGTGATCTGGGATGGCGATTACGCGTATGCGAACGGCTATGAGCTGTTCATTGAGTCCAACTTCAGCACTCGCGTGAACTACCGCTTTTCGGATGCGACTACAGGAGCACGGCTCTTCGCCAGTAATCAGAACCTAGCTGCTGGCGGTGTGCCTAGAGCCGTGGCCATGGGCAATTACCTTTGCCTCGTTTGGCCGGACTCGGACGGTACGGTTAAGATCATACAGCTCGACACGGCGAATATCCCCACGTCGCTCACGGGTTCCACGTTCACCGTGTCTAGCGGCGACTTCGGTACGATGAAAGTGATCGACGTGGCGACGGACCCAACAGCCGGCGCTGTGTGGGTCGCTTACCACTCAACCGCCCCTGGGATTCGAATCGTCAAGAGAATCCTCAGCAGCGGCAGTCAAACGTCGGTGGTCGCCACTGCAACCCCAACGGGCAACGTGCTGGCGATTGGCGTCGTAGACAACGGTTCGGCTGGCTTGCTGGCGTGGTGCGAAACCGCGGCGGGCGTGAAAGTGTCGTCATTCACCAGCACGCCAGCGATCACGGCAAGCGCCACGGAGAATGCAGCCGCCACGATCGTCAACCGCATGGGAATCGGCGGCGGGACCGTGAACCGCATGCTGGTCGCGTATGAAGACGTGACTTCGGGAACGTCAAACGTAACGACCAACTGGATCACGCTCGCCACGGCGGCGGCTTCCACGCGGATACTTCTCTACGGCTACTCGCTGGCCCATAAGCCCTACCAGCTCGCGGATAACCACGTTTGGGGCATTGCCTACACGGAAGGCAACACGGCCGCAAAGACAAACACGTATTACGCGACGATTCTCCACGATGCCGATGGTCAGCTAACTGTCTCGGGATATCCCGTCGCTTGGTACTTGTCCGGCATCGCAGATCCGCGCTCGAACAAGGGTGCGCTTCCAAGCATTTCGTACCACGCGCCTACGGGTGAGCTGCGATGGATGGGCACGGAGCGCACGTCGATTGCGAAACGTGACTCGCTGGGCGTTGATTTCTTTGCCGCGTTCACGGTTCTAAGCCTTCGGTTCAGCGACGGCAACGCGGTTCCGTTCCTGAACAACTACGCGCTACCCGGCAACGCCTATCGGGATCGTGAGGGGCTACTTGATATTGCGTGGCACTTTCCGCCGACGATCACGGCCGTATCGTGGTCGGGTGGCGGGGCGTTGACCAATGGCGCTACGTACGAATGGGTCGCTTACTACGAATGCGTAGACAGCAACGGCAATCTTCGCCGTTCGGTCCCTAGCGATCCGTTCGTCTCGACTGCCACGAACACTAGGGCGCAGATCACGTTTACGCAGCCCTTCATGCGGCCCGGTGCCAACGGGGTGACGTTGGTTCTCTGCCGAAGCCTCGCGAACCTAGGTGCACCACACTACACCACAAACCAGAACGGGCCGGGTGATCGCCTTTCGGCGTTTACAAACACCATGTTTGACGCGGCCGGGGACACGACGATCGCGACGCAAAGCCAGCTCTACACGGATTCGGGGATCCTTGCTTGCTACCCGCCCCCGATGGGCCGTTTCTGGGCGCTTCACCAGAACCGCATTTGGTCGATAGATGAGCATAGCCAAGAGTTACGCTACACGCGCGTGCTCACCGTGGGTGAAGGTCCGGCTTGGCATCCAAACCTCACGGTACCGCTATCGACTGACAGAATCGTTGCGAAGGCGCTTGTTTCGTCGCCTACGGGCCTTTGGGTCCTGGGTGTCGACAGGAATACCGGAACAGGCACGATCGCTATCGTCGTCGGTGAAGGTCCCGGCGACACCGGGACCGGCGCTTCCTACACGGTTCAGCGGATCGAAGGCTGCAACGTCGGGATCACGAGCCCCAATGCCTTCGTGTCCACGCCGGCCGGCATCTTCTTCGAGGATCCGTTGCTGGGCATTCACGTGCTGTCGCTCAACGGCGGCATGCCTACACCTGTTGGGCTTCCGGTGGAGTCGCTGCGCGCCGGCAAGACGCTCGTACGCCCTGTGCTGATCCAGG